GCCGCTCGCGGTGCGGATGCTGACGCTGGTCGGATGTCTGAATTACGCGATGCTCGACCTTGAATCCGAACTTACGGCCTCCGGCTTGTTCCGCCACGAAACCAAACGCCGTTATACGCAGGCCCGGACTTTGGTCGCGCAGGCTCACGGCATCGCGTGGTCGATGCTTCGCAAGATCGACGACCGGGCCGCCCGGCAGTACAACGACAAGACAGACGAGGCGTATCGGACCATCAGCGGCTGCATCCTGTTGGAGGCTCCTCAAAGGTCTTACAACATCGTGTTGTCACTGTGCCGGATCATCAGCTCTCTCAACGGTCGGATTTCGGGTCGCTACGACTTCAACCCGGCCAAACCTCTTGTACGCATCCCGGCTCTGTTGGAGTGTACCGGGATCGAGGATTACAGGATCGACGAGATTATCGAATTGAATTTAACAGATTAAAGAAAATGAAAGTAATCGTTACCTTCTCAGGAGGTAAGGACAGCCTTGCGGCGCTGTTGTGGGTGCGCGAGCATATTACCAAGAACTTTACCACCGTGTTCTGCGATACGGGTTGGGAGCATCCACTGACCTATGAGTATATTAACCGTATCGCCGACAAGCTGCACCTCGACTTGGTAACATTGAAGTCGAAGAAGTACGACGGGATGGTCGATCTTGCGCGGCAAAAAAAGCGCTGGGCCTCGACGCGGGCGCGGTTCTGCACGATAGAACTCAAAACCAAACCGACGATTGACTATGTGCTGGACGAAGTTCAGGACAATATGCTGATGATTCAGGGCATCAGAGGCGCGGAATCTCCGGCGCGAGCCAAGATGTCGGCGCAATGTACGTACTTCAAATATTATTTCGAGCCCTACGGTTATGACAAAAACGGTAAGCCGAAGAAGCACAGCTACCGTGGTAAGGATGTCCGGGCATTTCGGGAAAAGTTCGCCGACGATTTGCTTCGGCCCGTGTTCGACTGGTCGGCGCAGCAGGTGATCGATTACATCCTCGCCGCAGGGTTAGAGCCGAATCCTCTCTACCGGATGGGCTATAAGCGCGTCGGCTGCTGGCCGTGTGTGATGGCAAACCAGCGCGATATTCTCAATATCGCCCAACAATCTCCCGAGCGTATAGCGGAAATAGCAAACTTCGAAAGAGAGTTGCACTCTTCTTTTTTTGGCCCGGATATGATTCCCTCCTACGCAATTACCAGCGGAGAGAAATATCCGACAATAAACGATGTCGTGCGCTACGTCCAATGGCAGAACGCGACGGGCAGTTTGTTCGACGACGATACGGCGACCAGTTGCATGAGCTTTTACGGATTGTGTGAGTAAACAATAAAATAAAAATAAAATGAAAAAATACACACAGGCAGATTTCGATGCCTTTGAGGTGATCGACGGAATCAAACAATGCCCCTCTGGAGATTACAGTGATATACAAGTATTCAGCGATAGGTGCTCTTTCGGTGAGGAGTGCTCTTTCGGTGAGGAGTGCTCTTTCGGCAAGTGGTGCTCTTTCGGTGAGTATTGCTCTTTCGGCAAGTGGTGCTCTTTCAGCAAGCAGTGCTCTTTCGGTGAGGATTGCTCTTTCGGTGAGGAGTGCTCTTTCGGTGAGGAGTGCTCCTTCGGCGAGTGGTGCTCTTTCGGCAAGTGGTGCTCTTTCGGTGAGGATTGCTCTTTCGGTGAGGAGTGCTCCTTCGAAGGGAAAGGCGAATATATCGGCGATTATCCTTTCCTGGCTTTTGTCGGATTCGGCTCTCGGATTGGCAGCAAGGTTTACTTTTTCAACCTGCAAGACGGCATTTATGTCCGTTGCGGCTGCTGGCTGTCGGATATAGCCGGGTTCCGGGAGAGAGTGAAGGCGAAGAATGCCGATGCGATGTACCTGGATTTATGCGATCTGGTCGAGAGGAAGTTTAACAGGAAAAATTCGAAATAACTATGCGGGCGAACGAATATCAGACACGCGCGATGAGTACACGGCTGCCGAGTTGCGGGAATGCGATCTATATGCTTTTCGGCCTGATGGCCGAGGTGGGCGAAATCGCCGACAAGATCGCCAAATGGCGCCGAAAGGGAGTGTGCCGGCTGGATATGGATCATTTGGTCTTCAATACGGGCGATTTGCAAGAGGCGGAGGGTTACAAATCCGAGCTGATGAAAGAGGTCGGGGATTGTGCGTGGTTTATCGCGGGCATTGCCGATTGCTTCGGCTTCACGCTCGAAGAGGTCATGCAGCAGAACCTCGACAAACTCGCCAGCCGCCGCGAGCGCGGCGTGATCGATGGAAACGGGGATAACCGATGATCGCTTATGACCCACGCCTCTCTTTTCAGCGGGATCGGCGGGTTCGATCTGATTGCAGATTTTAAAACGATAAACGAATACGAGAAGATATGACAAATCAAGTAACAAGCATCGAGCAATCGAAGCGGCTGCTGGAACTGGGCGTGCCGGCGGAGATGGCCAGCATGGTATGGGATACTATATCCCTTGCGTCACATCCAATATTGAGGGAATGGGACACAAGTACGGATACGAAACGTTGGCAGGTAGATCGTGTTGGCCATGTACCTGCCTTCACGGTCGCGGACTTGCTGGGAGCGTTGCCAAGTCATTGCCGAATGCCCGACGGAGCGTGGATCAATATGGAGATAGGGAAATGGGAGGACATCTGGTGCCTCTCGTACTACCAGATGGCCTCCGGAAGCGATGAGGTACTGTGTGGCGGCGCAGGAAGGGAATACTACTTATCGGTACAGTCGACACAGCTTATCAACCTGCTGTACGGAGCGGTCGAGTGGCTTTTATCAAAAAAGTGCAAATTGAAGATATGAAAAAGATAATGTTCAACGATCTTTACGGGTAGTTTACGAATTTGAGTTGGTGAAACAACGAGATTCGATGCAAAACTTTGAAACCTTTCAAACATTTTGAAATATGAGAGAAATTAAATTCCGGGGCAAGCGCCTCGACAACGGGGAGTGGATCGAGGGCGATCTTCTTCGAATGCTTGACCATTGGTTTATATTCCCCGATCCTGCGCCGGAAGGGATTGATAAATACGAATTATAAATTGTATGGATATTACGAAAATGACAGCAGCACAACGCGCCGAACTGAAGGCGCAGCTTGAGGCCGAGGAGCGTGCCGAGAAACAGAAACGCGAAGAGAGTATTGCCGCATACAAGTCGTCGGTGGATGAGTTCTGCCGCAGCAAGTTTAGCCGGTTGCAGGCGTTGAGCGAGGAGATGCGCCGGTTGAAAGAGGAGGTTTTCGGCGATGCCGAAACGCTGATCGCGCTTAAGGATGAGTTGTTCCGGACCAAATCGGACCGACACAGCAATCAATTCACGACTTCCGACGGCAAGATCACCGTGGCACTCGGTTATCGCACCAACGACGGCTGGGACGATACGGTGAATGTCGGGGTCGATAAGGTCAAAACGTTCATCAAATCGCTGGCCAAAGACGAGGATTCGGCGGCTTTGACCGAGATGGTCATGAATCTGCTGGCGAAGGATCGCAAGGGAAATCTGAAGGCCAGCCGCGTACTGCAACTGCGCGAAATCGCCCGCAAATCAGGCTACCCGCAACTGATCGAGGCCACCGACATCATCCAGAACGCCTACCGGCCCGTCGATACCTGTCAGTTCATTTCGGTATCCTACAAGGACGACAAAGGTGTGAAACAAACATTGCCGCTCTCGTTGGCGGCCATGGAGTAGTCCCGAACGGTTGTCTGCAGCGGTTCGATTCCGCCGCCGAGAACATTGCCGGAAAGTAACAAATTTTGTAGCTTTGTATGTGTTTAACTAAAAATATAATTTTATGGATCTTTATTTCGTAATTCTTGGAATTCTGTTTTTCATTTTTGGACTCCTCCAAATTATTCTGTTTTTCAAATTATGGGCTATGACCAACAATGTAAAGAAGATTGCACAAGGCAATGATTCTCCGCATGTTGATTGGCAACTTCGGGCTTGTGTTTTAACTGGAGATATGGATCGCGCCAAGAAATTGATAATTGAAGATTTTGTCGAAAAGGTGCGATTACATGTTATCCAACACGGGCCGTCCGACTACATAGGAACGATAAAGCAGGAGTGCCGGGCCAGATTCAAGGCAATCGGAAAACAGATGCCTGAAGCCATTGAAAAACTCCAGAATGGAGCAAATGTCATTCAGTTGATACCATAATTATCCCGTTTTTATATGCGATAATTCTTATTCCTGTCCCGAGATTCGATGTAAATATGTATAGAGTGCGTTTTATTTTGCAAAGGCCCGGCTATCGCAAACGCTATCTCGAAGGCCTTTATCGACCAAGAGGTAATCTCTCGGTCGATGCGATGCGCAAAGCCTGTCAGGAGGAACTCCGGCAATATTTGGAGGCACAAGATCCGGAATATCGTAAATTCGACATAAAACTCACATATTTCAACCGTCTTCGCATTGATTTTCTACTGAATGTGGGGATTGTTTGATAACATAAAAACGCTGCCAAGAATCGAAAATCGGCAGCGTTTTTGTTTCCTCCAGTGCAAAATTTCGTATCTTTGCAATATGGGTAACACGTCAGACAATCAACTCATTCTTTTCCACTGCCCGACCATTGAGAAAGCCGGGAACCGGCGGCGTACACGTTCTCTGCCCCGTTCGGGAGATGGAAACATCACGTCGCGTGCAGACCGAATCGCCAAGCGCAACCGCCTCCTGACGGCCCGTTATTACTACTGGACAGAGTTGGAGCGGCGACGTTTCGACGATGTGCTGAAGATCCTTGCCGACAATGAATTTTTCGTCGAGGACCGTACGATCAGCAACGCCCTGGTCGCCGAGGACGAGTTCTACAACAAGCTGATCCGTCAACGTACGACCAAACGCCAGTTGCGTCGGATGTTTCCCGGGTTCGACTGGGGTTAATCCATAAACTCCGATTCGTAGATCATCCGGAATATTTTCAATCCGTTCGACCTATTCTCCGTTAAGACCGACACCCGGGATGTCGGATTGATCTTGCGTCCGAAAGACCACCATTGAAGCGCCTTGTGTATATTCTGCAGGGTGTCGTACTGTTGAAGCGCTTTTTCACGACTCTCTTGCGGTGCGGATGCGTTTGCCGTACCCCAGACGTTGAATGCCACTTGCAGTTGAAATCTCACACGCACGCGTTGTTTTCCGGCCATGTGGGTCGTGCATTGCGGGTAGCTCATCTCGACCAGGCAGCAGGGGAAGGCCACCGGAGGCCGTTCCGAAACATTGAGTTGTCCCTGATCCGAATCGATCCATCGCAATTCGGGGACTTTGTTTTTCAGCTGATCGCACAGGGCGATGAAGAGTTCTTTTTCCATAATCAGTTGTTTAATACGGATTCCACATAAGTCTCGATTCTTTTTTGCAGCTCGGTTTCGAGTTCCCGGGCGTCGCCGATAAACTGTCGCCGGGGAATGTTCACCCTTCGGGTGTGCTGCCGAACGCTCTGATCACCCCGGCGCGTGTGCCGGATATGGGCCGGAACCGCAACCGCACCTTTGAATCCTTCGTTGTGTACCCGGGCATAGTCCACTTTCTCGTTTCCGGCCGCGATGACGATCCGCCCGGGCGTGACCACGACAGGCCGGATGCTGTTGAG